AAAGAAAAATTAGATTACTTTAGACATAGTAGAAAGGCGACATTGTTTTAATGTTTAATATACAAAGAAAAGATTTACCTTTAAAAGATTTTATGACAACCTTTGAATGTAAATTAAATGACTCTAAAATGAATAAAGATATAATAAAATCTATTAATAAACAAGGTGATAGACAAGGTCATAGAACAAATGTAAAAGCACAAATGACAGAGTGGGTGATGATTAAAGAACCTGGTTTTGATAAACTATCCAATATTGTTTTAAATGTAGGTCGTCACATATCACAACTTAAATATAATCGTAAGGTAAATTTATTTTTAGAGAATATGTGGGGCATGAAATATAAAAGTGAAGAAATAACAATAGAACATGATCACTGGCCTGCCTTATGGTCTTTTGTTTATTATGTAAATGAACCTAAAGACGCTCCTGGTTTATTTTTTACTAAAATGGGTGACCATGGTGGTGAGAGAACAATTGAAAAAGGATTATTAGTTTTATTTGAAGGTCATATTAAACATGCAGTAAGACCTAAAAAGTATAAGGGATATAGATACGTTGTATCAGGAAATATGAAGGAGAAGCATGATTAAAAAGTTATTTACATTTTGGAAAAAGAAAGAAAAACCTAAAATTCATTGGTGGTCTACCATTGAAGAAGTACAAAAAGTTTCTCCTGTTTTACCTGCTAAAGAATTTATACCTGATTGGTGGAAAAGAGTTGAACGTATGATTGACTCTAAG